GGCGAGAACATCGGACTGGAGCACGTCGGTCATGATGACATCAACAACTGGGCTATCTGGGCACCAGCGGCTGGTAACACCAACCGTCGGATGAACGATGGTGAAGTGGTCACTGTAGTTCTCTACAGTGCGTCTGGTCACATGCTCAGTCATTCATCCATGCTGGTGCAGAATACCAGTCTGGTACGTCGTACGGCGGCGGGTCTCAAGCAGATCACGTCGATCGGTCTGCGTAGCCCATACCTCTCGGATGCTGACCCGAGCCAGCTGATCGTTCCGATCAACATCGATCTGAAGACTTCGGTCATGACCGGTGTGGTTCGGTACAACACTGGTGAAGAAATGGAGATCCCAGTCATCCTTGATGGTTCTGGCAAGATGTCTCTCCATGGTCTGCGCTGGTATTCTCCGACTATCCAGTCTCATCCGAAAACTCTGACGCTCTCGTACCGTCTGAGCGAAGATGAGTTCTCGCTGGTGCATGGTATTACCGAAACCGGTCACATTACTGAGCCGTTTACCATCACTGCTATCGCGGCTGATGGTGCCTATAGTGTGCGCCTCTATGCGTTCCCGTCCTGGAATGCTCCGGCGGGTCGCTATGACCTGGATTTCTGGCTGTTCAATGTCGATCGCGATGTGTACTACCGAGTACCTCGCAGCATGGTCGAGATTCCGGACAACGAACTGCCGTTCGATGGTCAGAACTTCACCACCCTGCAGCGCTTGAAGTTTGCGGTATCCCTGGCCAATGTTGACACGATCCTCCCGGATTACCGTCACGTCCAGTCCATGGAAATCGTGGTCAGTAAAGCAGGCACCGAGCCAGGCGACAAGTGGCAAGTGAAATGCGATCCAACTCAGGCCAAGTTCTTTGGCACCGGTGTGATTGCCAAGAACCGGTTCGTCAACGTCAACCTCTCTTACCTCGACCTATCGGCTGGGGCAACGGATGTCGGCGAATGGCTGGACAAACTGTATTACCCACTCAATCATCTGTTCGACAACACCACTGAGGTGGCTGCACCCGAACCGACCCACTTCGTGATTCACACCAAGACTCGCGAGTACCCGTTCAGTGTAGCGGCCTGGAATCAGGAATTCCCGATCCTCAACGATGTCTCCGAAGGTGAAACCATCTATATTCGGTGGCTGCGTGAAACGACCAGTTCTCAGCTCCAGCTGGGTGTGACTGGTCTGGCGGTGGAACAGAGTAACTGATAGGTATACTGGGCTAGCAGGGTACATCCTGCTAGCCTGGTGTGCTGTCGGTCAGAATGACCGTTTGGAGCATCCATGGAAACGATCCTTTTCCGGAAAGACTGGGACCGATACCCCTCTGCTATCTGGGACACCAAGACAAAGAACACGTCGTTTCTCGAATTTGCTGGCCTCCTCCAAGAAATGGGGATCGAGAACAACAAATTCATGTTGGCACTGATGCAACCTGATCTTCAGGGTGTCGATCCATTTGATCCACTGCTATCAGACGACATGAAACTTAAGATCAAGATCGAATGTACCTTCAATCCATGGTACTTCATTCGTGAGATCATGCGCGTACCTCCAGCGGCTGGTGATAAACCCGTTATGCTGCAGGCTAACCGCGGTAACATCTCTTTGTGGTGGAGTTTCCTTAACCACATCGACTATTTTCTTGTACAGATCCGTCAGACCGGTAAGTCGCTGAACTCTGACGGTATCTCCGTGTGGTACCAAGTCTTCGGTGCTCGTAACTCCCGTTCCAACTTGTTCACCAAAGGTGACTTGTTTAAGGAACACATTGCCCGTCTGAAGAAACTGCGGGGTTTGCTGCCGAAGTACTTGGTCAACATCATTAAGAAGGACACGGACAACCAGAAAGAATTCACCAACATGTCTCAGGGCAACCGCATGGTGGTGTACATTCCGCAGAAGGACGAAGAAGCTGCCCGTAACCTGGGCCGTGGTCTGACCACCCCGCACTCCCACACTGACGAAATTGCATTCTTGAAGAACGTGCATATCTCGCTCGGTGTTATGCTCGCAGGTGGTGGTGCTGCTCGTGAAGAAGCGGCACGTAATGGCCTGCCTTACGGTAACATCTTCACCACAACGGCTGGCGAACTCGACACCACCGAAGGAGCGTACGCTTACGACCTCATGACCGGTGGTGCAGAATGGAACGATGCGTTCTACGACTGCGCTGATCAGGCTGAGCTGTACGAAGTGGTCAAGAAACAATGCCGTAATAAGGACGCCATCCTGATCAACGGTACATTCAACCACAAGCAATTGGGTAAGACCGACGAGTGGTTGAAAAAGAAGATCGCTGAATCGCGTCAGACCGGTGATGAAGTCCGTCGAGACTACCTGAACGAATGGACATCGGGTAACGCCCGAAACCCATTGTCTAAGGATGTCCTTCGTAAGATTCATGCCAGTGTAATCAAGCCTCTGTACTTGGAGATCGATAAAATCGACAAGTACTCAGTCCGCTGGTACATCCCGAAAGCTGAAGTTGATGCCGGTATCCCTAACCGTGAATTGGTCATGGGTATCGATACCTCGAACGCAGTGGGTCGAGACAACATCACTGGGGTCTTGGTGGATACCAGTACTCTTGAATTGGTGGGTGCTTGGACAGTCAACGATTCTAACCTTACGGCGTTTGCCATGTGGTTGGCTAAGATGATTGTGAGACTGCCGAAGATGACGGTAATTCCAGAAGCGAAGTCGACCTGGATCGGTATCCTCGATACGTTGTTGCTGGTACTACCTACTCATGGTGTAGATCCTGCCAAACGGATTTACTCGACGCTTGTGGATGCGGCTGACGCTTCACCTCAAGATAAGAAACGTTACCATGAGTTCACGGGATGTCGGGATAACTACCGATCTTACCGTAAATACTTCGGTTTCCCAACCAACGCCTCACTCCGTGAGATCATTTACGGCCCTGTATTGCAGGAAGCGGCGAAGAAGACAGGTAGTCTAGTTCGTGACTCCAGACTACAAAGCGAGATCTCTCGCCTCGTGGAGCGGAATAACAGGATTGACCACGATGCCTCGGGACACGATGACCATGTCATCAGTTGGCTACTCTGTCACTGGTTCCTGACTTACGCTCGTAACCTTGAACACTACGGTATCACCTTGAGTGAGGTGAAACGGCGTGTCTATGAGGCCGAACATAAGTTGAGCTGGGATGAGCAGCGCCGGTACGATCGGCAACAGCGCCTACGTGACGAAATCACCGAGATGAGTGAAGCGTACAAGAAGGAACGAGACCATTACGAGAAGTTGAAGATTCAATCGAAGATCGATCTCATGATCAGTCAGCTCAGTGAAGAGTTTGACATGGAAGGTATCTCCAGTATCGACCAGATTAAGGAATCGGCACAAGAACGACGTAATATCATCAATCGTAACCTCGGACCTGGGCGTGAACTCAATATTGACCGACCACTGAACCTGAACATACAAGGGCGACGTAATCGGCTCCAATACGAGACTCGCGGTAACCTGGTAACCGTGCGGTGAAACAGCATAGAGGGAGGGCCTAGGCCCTCCCTCTATGTCGTCAGTCAGCATTGCAGTAGATCTGCATCCTGAGGTGGTTGGCTATCGACCTGGCCCGATTGAAGATGGCGCAGTACAGTTCAGAGTTGAACGGTCTGACCATCTCAGAATCAAGGTACTTATAAATCGAATGGTCGGGTTCATCTGTTCTGACCAGTTCTCGGAAGCTCTTAAGACGTTCCGATGCTTTTTCAAAGTAGATAAACTTGGTATCGATCTCATCAGCGATAGCGTCCAACCCATTGGCAAATTCCAGGAAGGTGATTGCTTTCTCTGGATTGAGCTGAAGTAGGTAGTTGTATGCACCGAGATCACCACGTTGCTGAATCCTCAGTGTGGTGAGGACGTCTTCCTTTAACGGAACCGAGGTCGTTAAAGGTCGCTCCCGTTCCATACCCAGTAGACAGAGACTCAAACCAGAAAACGCTTCAGCCAATGTTTTTGGACGCTCAAATAATGCATCGTGGAGATTGGCTGATTCAATCCGGTCTGTGACATGGATCGCCCACCTCAAATACGACCTGACCAAGGGCCAAGCGATATTGAGGAGGTTACGATAGACCATCATCTCAGTTCGGAGTGAAGTCACACATTCTTCAAAGGTGAGAGCCTTACCGGCCTGCCAGAGCCATGACCCGACGGGGGTCTGGAACTGCCCCTCTATCAAACGATAGCGTGCATTCTGAAGGAAACCTACAGCATACTTCTTGTTGGCTTCTGGTTCATTCCAAGGGCCCTTTGGGATGGACTGGGAGGAGTAGAGATCTGGTAGTTCAAAACCACCGAATATCTTTTCCATACCCGACTCCATGGAGACTTCGGAATACGTTCCTGCGTATTGCTGGCGCAGGTAAGTCTCGACGGTGACCATGCTACGACTTCCTGTAGTGATTCATGGTGATGGTGCGCGCAGCGATGTACAGAATGACACCCGTACGGATGGAAGCTACCAGGTTGTCGTTCTTAGTCTTCACTGCCTTGCGGATAACCTTCTCGCCTACATCGCGCATTTCCAGAAGAAGGTCGTTATTGGCCCGAGAGGCTTTGTAGAGATTGCAGAGCTTGTTGAGGAGTCCGGGGATATCGTTCGAACGGATGGTCGTGCGATTCGCCGCAATGAAATCAAACAGGTGCTCGAGAGTCAGGTCGGCCAACTTCACTACGTCGGGATCGCCCTTGAGCTTGGAAGATTTCAGAGCCAGATACTCGAGAGCCTGGATCATGTTGTGGAGAGGAAGTTTTGGCATGACACCTGCGACGATTTCAGCCAATTCCTTGACCACGAAGCTATTCCGATCGGCCATCACTTCTTCAAGATAACGGCGATACGTGGAATAGATGTTCTTGCGGTTCTTGACCACCACCTCGCCATCAATGTTCAGGGTGGTGTTGGAAGTACTCTTGATCAAAGCACTGGGGTCACGACGCACTATCTCAAAGACATCGCGGATGTTCTTGAGGTAGCCTTTGATACGCCCCTGAATATCGTTGACCATATAGACGATATTCAAGTCATCGTCAAACCGCTCGATTGTCCGGTTCCTTACATGGGGAGACTGAGACGATATGGTCTCCTCAGCACGATAATGGAGAAGCGCACCCCAGCTACCCAGTTCTTTGAGCTTGTACTTCTTTGGCAGGCGAGCATAAGTAGCAACCGCCACCGCCCGGTCAGCTCGATGAGGGAACCAGTACGCCAGGATGGAGGTGATGAACTTATATTCCAGCACCAGCAGGGCGTCGATCATACCTTGGTGTTTCTCAGCCTGGGAGAGCTTCGACACATGAATTGCATGCACCAGCCAAAGACAGGATAGGTTCATTACATCGGTAGAGACGAAACGTACCTTAGCAGGATCTGGTACCAGGGTCTCCAGTGTATAGAGATCTTCCTGGAGCGTGACGTCGTCGATGTCCAAGATGTCCGTGAACCAGTCCAGACGGTCAGCCCGAGTGAAACGTACGTCCTGGACACCCATGAGATTACCGCCGAAGAATTCGACATGATCGTCGTTCTTGTTGGCGAATTTTTGACGGTATGTTTGCAGCTTGCGGATGAAGGCGCGGTCGATGGTCAGGTGACTGCACGCCGCATCAAACAGCGACTTTACCGTCGGTTTGAGATCTGGCATGGGATATATCCTGTTGAAGGGATGGGGTAAAGTATCATAGCGATACGAGTAAACATTTAAGTTGAATCGAAATATTTCTGGCAATACATGATAAGGGTGATTAAATCCACATAACCAAGTGCAAGGAGCTTTACGATGAACACACTTTCCTCCCATCCGGTATTCAACCGTCTGGCAAACACCGACATGGACTTCCGTGTTGTTGAGTTGGACGACGAGGAGCTGAATCACGTTATGGATCTGGAACACACCAACCCGAGTATCCTCGGAGTCCGCGTCATCAAAACAGGAGGAGTTCAACCGATGACTGTCAAGGAAATAACTGGGACGCTCACCAGTCGTCTGCGTGCAATGATGAGTGATGTTGCTCCAGGACTTCTTCTGGCAGATTTCCGCGAACGTATCGTGGATCACCCGGCTTACGACCTGGTCGTAGCTGAAGTTCAAAACGCCTACCACACCAATCAACTCAATGCACTGATGGATAGTGTTGAGGCAATTGGTGTGGAGATGGCCTGTGACCGTAAGGAAGGGGTGATCACCATCGGCCTGAATGCCAAGCGCATGAACAGCCAGATTCGTGAATACACCCCGATGCACTCCAGTGATAACCGGCGCGGTATCGCGATTGCCAATGGCAAAGAGTTCTTTGACGGGAAACCGGTCGGTAAAGAACCCCGTCATGTCGAGCATGAAGACGTAGGCATGGGTACCACCTACTACTTCAGCTTCAAGATTTAATCCCTTTTAGATCCTCTGCCGACCCCCTTCTGGTCATAGGCGCCCCCTTGCCATTCGATGGCCAGTGGTAGAGGATCTTTTTTTGTCTGTAGGTGAATAATGGAAATTGACAATCGAGTAACCGTCAAGAGTGTGATCGATGAGGTGGTGGCGGTATTCGACTCTGTTAGATCACAGGGTGATGTCACCGATAACGAAGAAAGACTCCGAGTAAGGACCGCTATCCATACACTGACTACTTTAGTCTGTGGGTTGGATCCTAAATACCCGTACCATCTTGATGATTTACTAGGGATACTGAAACATCATCGAGCTGATGTCTTTGATGCGTTACGGGAACGTGGTCTTCAGTATTACCTGTCTGCGAGCAATCATGGATTGGTACTGGCTGAAGTGGTACATCTAGAGACAGGACGTAACATGCATTGTTCTATCAGTGCTCGTTACAATCCAGATGTTCTTGAGCGTGAGTTCAGTCAGCTCAGGACTCATCTGGTGGATACGATGCATTGATCCGGAATAAGGGAGAGGGGTGATACCCTCTCCTGTTATTTTTCTTTTTTAAGTGAATTCTGTATTGTATGCAAAGTCTTATCCACTTTTCTGGGAAGGAAGGAGAAGGGGGTAAGATTAATGACGAACGTAGTGAGGAATTAATCTGGGGGATGAGGTAGGAAGGGTATAGTCTGCTGTGTTGGTGGCTATCGTGAGGGAGAGGTTACTCGACCGAGGGAGAGACAACATCACAATGCCTTCCTGTGAGGCGTAGCCTCACTATATAGGGAATTATAAAACGGTACACTTGATATGTGTGATCCGTTAAATAAAAACTTAAATAGGTTCAGCTGGCCAACGGGCCAGCGTTTATGTCTGGAAGATCTCCGCATGAAACTCTATCATTACTCCAAGGCACGGTTTCCTGAACTTTTGACGAAGCGATTGTCTGGGGCTAGTGCGGAGGAAATCCGTAAATCTGAAAAGCAACGAGACCGTCATGGTTTCATTGGGGCTTACGTAGACCACATTTCGTTCTTCTTTGATCCAATCCCGTCAAAAACCTTGGCAGATATTTTTAAGAACGATCATCACACATGGTACAGGGGAAATGCCCTGTTCGAATATGTGGTGGATGTCAACCAGTTCGAAGTCGATGTACCGTTCTCCGTAGTGGAAAGTCGAAATAAAACGGCCTTCATGGATAAGTTCATCGAAGAACACAATTGGGTTGAAGATGATCCTGTACTGTTGGCTAAGTATCTAAAAGAACTGGCTAAGCTTGAAGTTGAATGGGGTGAGTTAGGACACAGCCTTTCTGGTCTCAAAAAGCAGATCGCTAAGAACAAAGGCGGAACCAAACAGGCTTACCTCGACGCAGCGGCTAGGGCCGATTTTGAAGAAGGTCGCCAACGTTATGCAACTAACGTACCGCACGTAATGGTGTATCCGAAGTCAGGTAGAGCTGCGTTCAGTGAACTCAATCGATTGATCATCGGTAATGACACTCGGACTCCTGTAGTCCGGGCCAATCCTGCTAGTTTTAAATGGTGAGACCATGAACCCGTTTGTATCGTTGGAAGAAGCATTGACGCCCATGACGCCTGTGAAGAGCCCTGATGTGGGTATCTTCGTTGAAGACTTCGATGAGAACTTCAATGGCGTGGTCAGTCAGTTTACAGCAGCTGGTCGTACTGTCGAAGTAATCCCTGTCCAGACTCAAGATGGTGTGAAACCCTCCTTTGAAGATCTGTACCGGGGTGACTTTACTGGTAATGGTGAACCGGCTGCGATGGTAGAAGGAGAGCCTGCCGGATTACCTACACTGTATTACTACAAAGGTAAGCCTGAGGATGAGAGCATCGGGATCCCTGTCCTGTACGTGGAAGAAGGTAAGGTGAAAGTCAGCAGTGAAGGTCGAGTGAAAGAGTTGGCTGAAGAACTGGGCCTACTGGACACTGATGACCAGGTAGGTGACCATGAATATCGGTGAATGGGTCATGATTGCCGTGGAGTTCCTCTTGGGCTGGTTGATCGTATCGATGGCGGTGACTCCATTTTTGATCTGGGTCATTAAGAACGGGACGGCGACTGGGATGTGGCAGGGTGTCTGTGAGTTCTACTACGAGACCTTGATGGCCTTGGTAAAGGATCATCTACCCTCGTTCTTGATGGTCGGGGTGATCTGGTGTTTCATTATGGGATCGTTCCCTGTCCTGTCGTACATGACCGCTCTGTGGTTATTTCAAATCGCATACTCTGTCTATGTGGTGGCACAGAGAGGCACTCACCCATTAGCGAGAAAATATCCATGAAGAAGACCATCCCATTGAACCACTCCATCCAGGTGATGACTCAGTCATTGTTGGCTATCCATTCCATTGACCCGACACTGATCTGGATCATGGCGCGGATCCCGACCTATTTCATGAAGTGTCGTCAGGATGAACATTGGCGTGAAGCCTACCCCGTCACCACAGCGTTCATGTACCGAATGATCGGGTATGAAATCGTCGAGGATCAGTACCTGGCGATGGAGATCGATCGGATGGACAGGCTGGCGCTGGAGAACCAGTTCAAAGACGCCATGTTCAATGTAGAACAGTTGCTGGATGCTTCTGGCTTTACAACATGGTGGAATATGGAGCAGGACAAGCTTCGTATCGAGAGTGTCTCGTTCTCAGACACCATTGAAGCCTCGACGCATTACGAGAAGCTTCGGGCTGTTGCCCAGATCCTTCGGGACATCTATCGCGATGTCTCAAAGGCAGTGTTCCATCCTGATTACCAGCACTTTGTATAACGACATAGAGAGGAGCCAATGGCTCCTCTCTATGCTGTCAGCATTCGATTCGAAATAATTTCAACCCTACATAGTAAGGGTGTATACACAGCAGTGATCTTTATTCCATCAACCGCAACAAAGAGGTAACGCCATGTACAAGTTCTTCCTGGGTCTGATTGCCGGTGCAGCTCTCTGCCACTTCGCTGAAGAGCGTAAGAAGAAGAAAGCTGTCGACGACATCAAGGCTGCCGCTTCAGCCGTAGGTGAAGCTGCCAAGTCGACGGTCGAAGCTGTCAAATCGACCGCTGAAAAGCCGGCTACCGAAACCACCGCGTCGTAAGACGCGGTACCCCTTTCACCTGTTAAACCCCTAATACCCTCATTTCTATCTGGAGAAATACCATGAACAACATCGCTTACTGGACTGACATCGTTTTCGCTATCGCCGGCCTGGTCTCTTTCGTCATGATGGTCGCCCAAGCCTGGTACCTTGTCAGCAAAAACATCCTGACCTTCGCTGAGCAGGTTAACATCTGGGCCAGTTCATTCCGTCTCTCGATGTATCAGTCGAAAGTCCTGGCTGCTATCGGCTGGGGCAGCATGGGTCTGATCTACGGCTTCACCACTTACTACGGCTACTGGTTGGCTGTGTACGTGCAGATTCTGTTCTTCGTACTGATGGTAGCGGTCTTCGTCATCGAGTACAAACTGAATCATCGGACTCCTGCAGTCTGACGGAATAGAGAGGGCACTTGCCCTCTCCTTTTTTCTTTTTATTGCGTGTAAAAGAATAATAAAATCGGACATAATTTGTAGAGCGGAGATTTCTAAAATGACTGATTCTACCGATACACCACAACTACCTGTGAACATGCTTCCCATATCAGCGGTTACTTTAAAGGATCATGTAATTCCAGCGGCGTATGTGCTTTCACATCCCTCAAGTGGTAAACGTTATATAGGCAGTACTGGAAACCTTTATAACCGAATCCATTTACACAAATCTCGATTGAAAGCTGGTACGCATGACAACAAACCTCTGCAAGAAGCTTTCAATGACGATCGGTGTTTTAATCTGTCGGCCATATTTACGAACGATAAGGAAAGCGCCCTAGATTTAGAGCAAATTCTACTAGATGAGGGGCATAAGAGAGGAGATCTTCTCAACATAGCTGTTGATGCCCGTAGGTCTGCGTCAGGTAAACTCGCATCCGATAGCACCCGTCAAATGCTGTCTGAGTACTCCAGAGCTAGAGCAGCTGATCCAGAATATCGTACCAGACTTTCAGATAAGATGAAAGAGGTCATGAACTCCTCCGAGTTAAGGTCTGCTCAGTCTGAACGCGCTAAGCGACAAATGACAGATCCTGAACACAGGGCTAAGATGATTGCCGCGACATCCAGGCCTGTGACTATAGACGGGGTTCAGTATTCTAGTATCAAAGAGGCCGCCGCTATCCTAGGAATCAATCGATCGACTCTTGCTTCGAGACTGAATAGAAAGAAGAGTGTCCAGTGACAGAATAGGGAAGGGCATCGAGCCCCTCCCTAGTTCATTTTTATTTGTCACCTTCGGCTGCCTACTGTATAGCGCAACAGTCGACGATGTTGATCTTTGTTCGACATCACCCCTGCCTTACGCCACTGGTCTCGGAGAAATTCCTTGTACATCGTGTTGGCGTCAGCAAAACCGTCCACGATCTCACGGATACGTCCGAGAGAAGCACCGCCACGGATAGCGCCTTCATCCAGAGGAATGATGGTGTTGACGTAGACGAATGCCTTGACAGCCAGGATGACCAGTTCAGTAAACTTGTCGGCGTAGTACGGCGGAATGTTGTTCAGGTCAGGATCATGCGTGACCAGACACCGCAGATAGGAGATCCCTGGGATACGGTTCATGTTGGTGACCATGATGGTATTTTCAGCCACCAGTGTCACATAGG